TTTCATTAGGATTCGGTAGGGGTCAAAAGCAATTTGGTGTTAGAACCAGCACTGCTCTTAAAAAGATCGGGTGTGCTGCCCTCAAGAATCTAGTTGAATGCGATAAACTGGTATTTTTTGATCAGGACATGGTTTCTGAGCTTTATACTTTTATTTCAAAGGCAAATTCTTATCAGGCTGATGATGGCTATAACGATGACTTAGTTATGTGCTTAGTATTATTTGGTTGGCTTACTAGACAAGTTTACTTTGAAGATTTGCTGGATTTAAAGAATAAGAAAATAATAAATACAGATGAACAACAACAAGAAAATCATATGTTCGTTGCAGATATGGATGACAGGGAAGAGATGAAATTTGGTGGCGACTTATGGTTTGAGGTAAAATAAATGGCTGAATTAACACACTCTCATAATATTAGCGGAACTCTTATAGGCCTGACTCCCGGAAGTGCCCCTTTAACTGTCGGTTTAACCTTTTCTGTTGATGGTGTGTCTTTTTCTTCAGTTATTTTTGACATTCTTATCTCAAATGCCACGTTTGATTTTTCTATTCCTTACACTTCTATTGATGATTTAAGGGCAGATAATGTTTCTTCAGAATTTGTGGTAGCAAATAATTCAAATGGACTTGTTGTCAGTAATACTGGTACTACATGGAACCATTTTATTGGAATTACATTATTTTCACCTCAATCAAATGTATTTAATGGTGGACTTGCCAATCAAATACTTAATCAAGATTTACATTATCGATCAAGAAATACATTTACTTTAAAATATGGAGCATTTGGTCAAACTGGATCTGGTGCAATAGGTGAAGTAGCATCATCAACTAGGGGCGAAACGCTTTCATTTAGACCATTTAATATTGTTTCGGCTACAAATGGAGTTGCAGGATCCACCCTCGGATTAACTTTAGAATCTGCTAATATTCAAAGATATTATGTTGGTATAGGAACTGGAGCAACTTTTTATGGTATTGTTTCATTACTTGGGTGTACTAATAATATTTCTTTAAATTCTTCTAATTTAACATCTACACAAATTTCAGAAATAAATGCTGATTATTTAGATCCTAATATTTCTGGAAGCGATGCAAAATTTAATACTCTTCGAAGAATCGTTGATACTTCTGGTGCAACAATATTCAATACTTCTTTTACAGAATTTGTAGTTCCAAAACATATTCCGACTGGAAGTTATTATTTAATGCCAATTCCAAATTCATTTTTTGGATTACCAGTATTTTCTTCTGATGAACCCCTTACTAATGTTTCGGCAAATTTAATTACTTTACCACAAACAAATATTAATATTACAAATAATATTTCTTCTGGGTTAACTGGAGTTTATAGTTTATCTTCCGGTGTGACCCATTTTACAAATCCGTTTTCATCAAGAGTACCTATTTTATCTAAAGGCTTTTCTAATGTAGATTTTGCCGATAAAACTTTATCGGTTTTTGATCCAATAACATTTAATTTGGTAGCAACACCATATGGTATTACGAACAATTTAACAGGAAATACATTTCACAAATTAGATTATGGTTTTAACACTAGAGGTACAACATTATATGGAGGTGGTGCTGTTAGTAATATTTCATTCATACCACCATTATTTGGGTTTATTCCTCTGGGATTAACAGTTGGAAACACTTTAACTGTATTATTAGATGGTGTAACTTTTTACGAAAAAGTTTATAATCCATACAATATTATTTTTAATACAGATACTGTGGCTCATTTTTATACAACTGATTCACAAATAGCTACCAATAAAAGATTTTTTAGATTAATAAACGAATCTGGTGATTTATCTGCTAGAAGAAATTTAAATCATATCAACAGAGCTTTTTATAGAGTAGATTTTAATACTCATTCCAACCCGTGGGGATTTACCGGATTTACTTTTGGTCAGGGATCTACACAAAGTGAATTAAAAGTATTTTATGGCAATCCAGCAAATGGTATATCATTTATTTTACCAATAAATACAGGTTCTCCCGCAGATTTTTATTCATTGACCGGAGATGACGTTTTTATTCCAATTCAGGGTACCGCTAGCGGGTCTACGCTAGTGCCCGGAAATTCTGTTGAAATACACTATCAAAATAGACCACTTGGATATTTAGAAAAATTAAATTTATATGATGCATCTGGTAATTTTGCTTTAGGAATTACTATTGCTGATAACAGAACATTTATTCCTAGAAATACAACTGAAATAGGATTTATAAGAAAAACTTTTGATCAATCAAATATTGAAACCTTTGTTGTTCCAAATTTAAATAGTGTTGGATCTACAGGAACTGCAAGAATTTCATTTACAAGAGGGGATGGTATAAGTTTTGAATTTGGCTCAACTCCGATTACAACTCCATTTAGAACATTTTCACCTATTCATACAGTAGGAAATATTTCTGGACTGACGTTAATAGCAACTGGTGTCACACAACAACAAGGCAATCCAGTAAACTTTACGAGATTTATTGCTCCCGCTGTTGATTTAATGAGAATAACTGTAAATCACGGTCTAACAAATCTTGAGTCTGGAATAGTTGGAAGAAATAATATCCATAGCAGATATTATATGCAATCAAACGTAGATAATTTTTTACCAGATGGTACGTTCTATACAGGCTATCTGAGTTTTATAATTGATTCTGTTGGTCCAGAAAATGTTGTAAATAATAGTATTAATGTTACAAATCGAACTTTACGCTCTTTTAGAGAATCGGCTTTAGAACGTGCTAATACTTTAAATACTATAAATGGTATTTCTTTAAGTATTCCTTTGAGGAATTTTGAAGGAGTTATTACTGAAGGTTGGCCATTCGATACAATTGAGGGTAATAGTTCATTAACTCAATTGATGAACTATTTTAATGGTCCCCCCTTGACCGAGGCTCAATTATCAGCAGTTTTTGACGACTTTAACTATCCTCAATATGATACTGGTTTTACACTTATGTTTGATCAGGGTGACAATCCACCAGAGACTTTCAATGGGGGAGAATGGGTTCTTGCTAATCCCGGATCGTTTTTAAGATATTCCGGCGGTAGTACCTTCTTCCCATCAACCGCATTTAGTTTTGCCGATACTACAATTAGTTTCCCTCATTATATTTTCTATGATTATAGAATTACAGGTGTAACGTTATCATCAACGTCTTTAATACAGGCACAGCAATCACTAACAACGACAATAACTGTAAAAGATTTGCCACACTCATCAATTTTTGATGGGTTACGATTATCGGTTCTAAATGGGGCTTCTGAACTATTTACCAAAAATTTATTATACTCAACTTCTAGTACCAATGACTATAGAATACCGGGTTACTCAGGTCTGGGTATTACAAATTATGCTGCTTATTATACAGCCACTCCAAGAGCCATAACTAGTATTTTTGTTGGTAGTGGATCGACATTAGGTGGAATAACAATAACACCCCCAACAACTGGATGGCCTGCGTCCGCAACTCTTACTGTAAGAGTAAGCCCAATATTTAAATCATTCATTAATATAACAAGTGATTTAGATACATTGAGAACTAATTCTTATGTTAGAGAGACATCTTTTACCACTGCCGCTCAAACAACAACAGGTGGCGGTGGTGGTGGATCATCTAGCGGTTCAGTAAGCGTATCCGAATCTGTGGTTACTGGAGTAGCATTTACCTCGACTGAAAATGATTTCTATGCTGGATTCCTATGCGGAACAACTGCATATAACATTATCACTAACAACAGCACTGCTTCATATTCAGTACTCACAAGCAGCAGCACAGCCTACGCGAATGCTAAAGCTGCGTTTGATGCTGGGACATTGACAGCAAATACTTCAACAGATGTCGAAATTCATTCTCTTCTTAACTTCATGGATTACGGCGGAAACATCATTGTCTCCCCAACTATCGATGGACTGTTGGGAAGCAACTACGAATATGACATTGTATTCACCGAAGATAACAAGAGATATGGCGAATTGATGCGTATCGGTTCCGAAAAGAACCACGCAATTGTTATTGTCGGTACATCTCTTGAGGAGGACGCAGCCTCGTTTGCAGCTCCAGCCTATACGAATCTAAATTCCGCAGGGCTTGTTGATGGATTGACCTATATGACAACTGCAAATAAGGGTGAATATGTGTTCTCAGTACTTGGCTACAAGAATAGAACTCGCTTCTATGGCTCTGGAACTGAGACTGTTCGCTTGTATCTCTCGTCAGATGTTGCAGGCGCATATGCTCGCTCATACGTCGAGAATAAGTACCATCTGTCAAGCTCTGGTTCGGCAAGAGGTGGAATTAGAACATATTCAAACATCACTCCAACTATAGTAGATCGTGATCTCTCTGGTTATTACACCAGAGGAATAAATCCAATCTACATCCCAAGCGGTACAAATAGAGCCGCAATTTGGGGAGATGCTACTGGTATAACTACAGGAAATGAAGTGTATAGAAAGTCAGCTTCTGTCTCTAAGAACACTAGCACAATCAAGAAAGAATTTAAGAAGATCTTTGAGGACTTCCAATTCGAACAAAATAATGCTGGTACAAGAGCACAGTTTGTTTCAAGAGCAACTACTGTTCTTGATAAGTTACAATCAATCGGAGGCCTTGCTTCTTATATCCTAATTTGTAACGAAACAAACAATACTCCATCTGTAGTTGCTCAGAAGAGATTGGTTGTTGACTTGACAATAGTACCAAATAATTCGATTGAATCAATAGTGTTGAATTTCGTTCTTAATCAAATCTAATAAATAGTATATGCCGATTACCACAACCACACAATCAAACACATTTAACATAACCCCAGTGTCTGCCACAGATCACTACACTGGGTTTTTGTGCTCCGCATCGACATATAATTTATTAGGAACAACTACTGATTCATTTACAAATCTTGAAACCATTTCTGATTCAATTTCCACTTTGGCTGAAAGAACAAGCTACACCAGTATTGTAACAAACAGCCTCGTTGATAAAGAAATTCATTCAATTTTTAATTGCATGGAATATGGTGGTAAAATGGTTATTGCGGGAACCACCGCAGGGCTTGCTTTATCATCAGCCAAGATTTCAGAAGTCATTACAGAAGATTCTTCTAGATATTCAGATGTTATAAGTGTTGCAAAGGCACGACTTAACTGCAATGCTATTATTGGATCTGATAGAGATCAATCTGGAGATTATACGAATCCAGATCAAGCCGCAATCATATCATCAGTTACAACTCAATTAGGAGCTACTGGTACAACTGCAATTTCTTATCTTGCAGCCACAATAATTGGCTATAAGGAAAGACCAAGATTCTATACAGGCAGTTCATCATCTACAAGTGCCATTACAATCTTCCTTGTATCTGATGCTGCCGGAGCGAACGCAAGAGCTTCTGCTCAATCAAAACCTTATCTCACTTCTGCTGGTGTTTATAGAGGCGAGCTTTTAAATTATACAAACGTAACTCCTAAGCTGTCATTTACATCATCGACTACACTGGCTTCAAGAGGAATAAATTATTTTAATTATCTTCAATCAAAGGGTAAATATTACCTTTGGGGAGATGAAACTGGATTCCGAGATAGCACAAGCGCAAAGAGTTCCTACGGATTCTCAAGGGCATTCCTTTATATTAATCGTGAAGTTACATCTATCTTGGATGATTATGTCTTTGAATTCAATGATGCTACCACTAGATCCGCCATCAAATCAAAAATGCAAAATATTCTTGATCCTATGGTTTCTAACGGATCCTTGGTTAGCTACACTTTAATTTGCGACGAGACTAATAATCCTCAAACAGTGATCAATCAGAGACAGCTAAAGGTAGATCTAACAATAGTACCAAATCTACCAGTTAAGAGTATTACTCTAAGCTTCAGCATATCTCTGTTGTCATGAACATAGTTAACTACGGACAAACTTCTACACCAAGCGATTTTAAAGTTCTCGCTTTTGTTACTCCATTAACGCAGAGTGTTTTGTCTGGTATTACCACTTCCAGCCTTGGATCTGATCAGTTAACTTATGTAGAATCTTTAGATGATTTTGTCAATACGCTATTTGGTTATACTGCCATAACATTTCGATCTGGTCCCGATTCTGATGACATTAAAAGAGCAGATGTAGAATTACACGGAATCATGACGATGTTGGAATATGGGGCATCAGTATATGTCATGAATACTACTGGTCTGACGGTATCGGGTGCATATACATCAAAAAATATTCAAAGTGTTGTTAATTCTACGGGTGCTGGGTGCATTGTTAATAATATTTTTAACGGACTTACTGGTTCTGGGTTTACTGGAATTCAAGATACTCCAATAATCATTCAAAACACAGAATTTGAAAAAAACTTATTAAATTATTTTATTCTTGAAGTAAAAGAAGAAGGAAATACAGCAGGAACGCCTTTTACATTTAATGGTCAACTTGGTGAAATCTATTCAAATTTTGAAGATGATATTGCTCCCGCTGATGTATTTACTGAGGAATTCCCAACATTAGGAATTTTTGCATATGACAATTTCTCATCAAGTGTTTATGGTACTTCAGAATATAATAATTTTATTGTTTCAAATGGAAAACTAATCGATCAAAATATTATAGAGCTTTTGGGTGTAAAGATAAGAAATCGATGCATCAATCCAGAATCAGATCCAGAAGCTACAAGTGAACTTTGGACTAAAATTCCAGTTCCTATGATTTATGATCTAGCAGGGCAATTTGCTAGATTGAAATTGGCTGGCACTCCGTGGGGAAGCACATCAAACTTTTTAATCGGTCCATTGCTTAATATTGTACAAGAGGATACTGAATATGTCTTGCCATTTTCTGAAAGTAATTCGGTAGCTGAATTTAAAAATACTATAACAGGACTTATCAATAATAGAATAAATTATGCAACATTCTATAGTTTTGATGGCATTTATGGTTGCTATTTCTTAAGCGATCTAACTTGTGAATCTCAAACCGATAATTCAGCACCATTTACTTTAGCTCTCAGCGAAAAGAGTGTTTATTTTGTTAATATAACTAAATTTATTAAGACTCAAATAACTTCAATTTGTGAAAATTATGTGTTTGAGCTTAACAATGAAGTTACTCGGTTACAGCTAACCTCCGAAATACTTACATTTATGAATGGTCTGTTGTCTAATGGGGCTATTAATTCATTCAATGTAGTGGCTGATGATACCAATAACACTCCGGTAGATCGCATAAATAGAAGGTTGAAGGTAGATGTAGCCTATACAACCAATCCAACTAATGATTTTGTGGAGCAATCAATAATTATCATACCTTAAAATACATAGATAATAGGGTAGAAAACGATGAGCAACGCAAATTCACTAAGTTATTTCAAACAAAAATTCAACGGTGGCACTCGCCAAAACCGATTTGAGGTTGAAGGTAATTGGCCTAGCATCATTACCGAGAATCCTCAAACTTGCTTTCATGTAGTATCTGCCAGTATGCCTCAATCAGATGTTGGCATCATTCAAATTCCTTATAGAGGAAGAGTTTTAAAT